TTGTATCAGAGGGTATGTATAAAGACGCAATTGTAATTGACAAAGAAATTAACTGGTTTAGTACTTGTTTAAAACTTTATAGTTAACGTCCACAACAACGTTTTGGAGGCTGAGTTGACGGACTCTGGGTAGGAGGTGCCTGGTTTCTTAGAAACATATTAGCCTCATTTAAAGCATCCTGATGTAAGGATCTCTTTTGAGTTCTATGGAGAAGTATATTACTATCTTTGTTATAAACCTCTCCTACAAATTTATTGTCTTCAGTTATAACGCTTACGAAAAAATTGCTCATATAAAGACTTATTAAATAGCTTATAGGGTTCCAGGTAAATTTAACTCAGCTTCTTGGAAGCGATGTATTTTTATAGCCGTTATATCATTATAATAAATTTCTGATTCAAAAATGTGTTTAACGTTTATAACAAACCATTGACCGTAAAACTTGTCTTCAAAATCTCCGTCCTCAACGCCTTCTGTTTTATCAATTGCAATAAATCGACCAGGCTCTCTAAAAGAAAGACCAAGAGTTCTAAAGTTAATAGCTGCGTTTTGAAATAGCCCGTAGTAAAGTAATCTATGTAAACCAGCTTTTTGTCTTATTACGGGGTTATCTCCTGCTAGGGAAAAACGGGGATTTACATTTTTATTTTCTCTATCTTTGTCTAAGTTAATTAAAAAAAGTTTTTCAAGATCAGCTCCATTATCTTTGTAAACATTTTTAATATATTTTTCTGACATAAACTCTCGGGCCGTTGTAACAGAGTTATTATTAAATTCTATGTTAAAAGTTCTCTCTTTAAAGTTAAACGAGTAAACAGGGGTATTAACAAATTCAGTAGTATTAGTAAGAGCAGATATATCAACAAAACGGTAATTAGAGATAACACTATATTTTAACGATTTAAAATCTACTGTGCTACTATCGGTATCGCTAATAGGTCCTCGTAAGGTTTTAGTAGGTTTACTATTAGTTTTACCATAGGCTTGTAAAAAGAAATGCTCGTTTTGATATGGCCCTGGTGTTGTTGATCCGGAGCCAGCTTTTTGAAAAATAGATGACATAGACTGTAGGGTTAACTGCCCGACATCATATTCATCTGGACCTCTTTCTTTTTTAAGTAAGCTTATATCATGTAGTTTTGTATCTGGTATACCCCCTCGTGGGGTGGTAGCTTTTGAAGGTATTGAATAGCTATCTGCACTTGCATGGCTTTTAAAAACATACATTAAGCTTTCAAACGCTGTAGAGTCAGCAGGAGTTGTGTAAAACATCTCACTAGACCCATCTTCCCATTCACTGTCTTTTACTGGTTCATAGTTAAAATTGAGAACAGGGTCTACGTAAGTGGTATTAGTGTAGTTTTCTTGAGTGCTGTTAGTTCCTAGAGATAAATTTATTATTTCTCGAATAATTTGACCAGTGGGCAAGACTCCTGGGTTATCGTAAACTCCTTCTTGTATGTCTCTTTCTATATTTGAAAATGGAGATAGTGCAGATGAATACTCTAATTTATTAGTTAACATCTTTTGGTACCAAGAATCCCAGAAATATAACTTTAAACATTTAATAGAAGAAGAGGCCTGGCCTTGAGCTCCAGGGGGGAGATCGATGTCTTCAACATCATATATTGAGAAAAGACAAGATATAGACCAATGAACAGGGTCAGTTATAATGGTTGCATTAGGTAAGTCTTGATTATCGTTTAATAGTGGTTTAATACGCACTCTTAATAAATCGTAACCATCGTTACGAGGTGAATAAAACGGTCTTAAATCGTTGTCAGAATTTACTCCAGTTTTTGCTGTTCTATCATTACCAGTAGCTAGATTAGTTATGCCAGAACCAGATTCAGGGTTATAAAAAAAGGTTAAAGAGCCTCGAGTTACCCAATCTGCTAATGTATCCTCTATACTTAGATTGACAATAGAGTTAGGGTTAATAGGGTATCTATTTGCATCTGTCTCCCCAAAGCCAGAATCAAGGTAAATTTCAAATTCATGATCTATTTGATTAAATTTTGTTTTAAAATTAGCTTTATCGTAAATGCCTGAAATTAACATATTATTTTTGAGTTTTTATCTCATTTAAAATTAATGAAACGTACTGAGTTTTAAGTATTTTAAATTGAGCACCGGGTTGAGGCTGCACTGTAGGGTCCTGTATATTATTAACACTAGTAATTACCCACCATAGGTTTGGGGTATCATATGCTTTATAGGATACGTATGGCCAAGTATCACCGTAAACAGCACTATAGTTATCGTAATAACCTACTGGTAAGTTAGCTGGTATTGCTACAGTTTGTAACAAATTATAAAAATATCTATCATCTTCGTCTTGATAGATATTAAAAATATTTGCATAATTTTCGTTACGCAACTTGGGTAATTCTTTTATACTATTTTGATACATAATTGTTATTATTTAAAAAAAACTTTGGACACCTCTAACAACTGCTCCCCCGGCTCTAAAGGCTGTATCTTTTGCTCCAGAAAAATCGGCGCGCAAACCTTGGGAAAGAAATTCTAACGTTGTATTAACTACCTTTACAGCTGTTGGGTCTTCGGGACCCACCCTTACTGAATTTCTTGTAGAATTTTTAAGATTATTAATAGTTATATCTTTTTGTTTTTGTTTAATAGATTGAAAAAGGTTCTGACTGGGCATGACTAGGTCTTGTAAGGTTATATTTACCTCATAAACGTCTGGCACTATGGTGGGTCCTCCACTCTTGTCAAGAAGAGTTCTCATATTACCTCTATTATATATTGTTAAGTTAGTAACACTTGCTGCATAACTATAGTGTTGACCAGGTATTAATATTTCATAATAAACAGGGGGTATACCTGTAATAAAATCTCTTTTAGCAAAAAGATTCTGATTAACTAACTGCCAGCATAAATCTCTATTTTTTATCCAGTCACTAGGCCCTACAGTATTAAAGAGAGGAAATTTTATTTCTATAGTACGAAATTCATGGCTTGACCATAGTTTAGGGCGGTCCATTATACCGATCTTAGGGTAGGCTGTAGCTAGGGCAAGACCAGCAGTGACAGCTGCTCCTTCAATTATTCTGCCAACATTTCTAGCACCTTCATCCCCAAATAAGAATCCACCAACACCTTTAGCAAATTTTTGACCTTGTTCTAGTCCGTCAAGAGATTGCCATGAGGGTGTATTTATCTGAAAATTAATATCAGAAAAATAAGGAAAAGAATAAACATTACCAGTAGTATTTCTTGGAAATAGTTTTTCATAAGGAGCTAAAACATTAGTATTGCTTGCAACAGCATCTTTTACAGCTGTACCATAATAGCTAATTTGCTGTTGTATGGTGGACTCATCAACTGCAAACTCAACTAAATTAACGTACGGTACTTCATTAAGTAAATCTTGATTTTTAGATAAGGTCCAGGGATATTCTTTTACAACATCATAAACAAGACCTTGATTTCTCGTAAGATAGGTAACTGATTTTCCAAAAAGCTCTTTATCATCATCATAGTGACCAGAGCCAGTAGATGGTGTTGTGTTTGGAGATGCCATATAAATACTTATAACCTCAGGCTAAGTTAAACTGTCTACGTACACTACGAATAGCATCTATATTAGAAGCAGCTATTTGAGAGGCAGAAGAAGTTTGAGATTGCTGGTTATTAACTACTGCAACGTTTGGTGTTGAGTTAGACGGTTGAGTTTTAAGGGTACCTGCTAAAGCAAAAATGGCGTCACTAAGACGGGAAATTTTATCACTAGTGATATTAGTGTTACTAGCAATATCTTGAAGAGATTTAGAATAATCTCTTGGTTCAGGTATATCAATTTGAGGAATTTCAGGTGATGGAACAGGTGCAACCATAGGCTGCTCTTCTTCTGGAGCCATAGTGCTACCTATAGCAGTTCCTCCAGCTTCCCCGGCCATACTTCCTAGAATACCTCCTGCAATGCCTCCAATTACTGTACCTATTCCTGGAAGGAATAAAGTGCCGAACCCAGCACCTGCTGCAGCCCCAGCTAATGCTCCACCAGCCCCTCCTATTGCTCCTCCTTTAGCTTGATAGGCTTCTTTTTGTGTTATTTCTCCTTTTTCTTCTTGTTCAGATACACCAGAGAGATCAGAGGCAAGCATACCCCCTGTTACTAGTGCTCCTAAGATAGGTACCCCTCGAGCAAGGCCGCGACCAACTCCCTTAAGCGCACCTGCACCTGCAGCTTTAGTCACCCCTTTTACAGCTGGAGATGTAGTTGTTGTAGATGTAGGAAGAGCCGACTTTGCAGCTATAGGAGGAGCAGTCTTCGGAAGAGCAGTACCTGTTGTTCGACTGGCTCTCTGAGCTCTTATACGACCAGCTCTGAATCGTCGGAGTGGGGACCCTACGATACCTCTCTTACCAAAAACTCTTCCCTTACCGGCAAATAAAGAACTTCCTCCTAAAAGGCTTAATAAACTAGGTATTATACCGGAGCCATGAGTTTCTTCTTTTTCGGGTTGTAATCCTTCCAGTAAACTTGTAAATGCTTCTCCTTTAAAAACATTCTTTAAAATATCTTCAAATATAGGGGGTAGTACTTCAGCAAATTGAGTTCTACCAGCTTCAGTAAACCCCGCAAACTCTATAGGTATAGGTTCAACTTGGTCTTGTAATAGATCTTTCTCTTTAGTCGGCCCGACCTGTCTTGTATTTGTTTGTAAAGGGGATGAAGATACTATTGATGAAGTATCAATATTAGTACCCCCGTCTCTACCTAAGGGTGGTTTAGCAACTAAATCAGTAGAGGTAGGTTTTTTAAACAGCGTTTTACCTAAAAAACTAAATACCCCATTACGACCAAATAATCCTCCTTTTTCTAGACTTGCAAAAAGTCCTTTAAAACTAAATTTTTTAATAGCTTCTTGAGCAACAGCTTCTTTTAAGATAGATTCAAAAGCTTTAGGATTTTTTTGAGAAAGCTCCTCTAATATAATACCAAACCTATTACGAAACATTTCCCCTATAAGCTGCTGGGTATTATCTGTTAAATTTAACTCATTCATCTTCTCTTAATATTTAAGAAGAGAATTGTTTATATACTATAAAAAGAGGCGTCTAAAGGTATTTCTTTAGTAACTATTTGTCCGTTTATATCTATTTTAATAGATAAAAGCTCATTTATTTTTAGCTTGTAATCTTCTATATATTCTAAAACATTCTTAATTAAATTTGCTGGAAGAGCTTTAACAATATCTAATCTAGTTTTAAAGTCAGTTTCTTTTAAATTAACTTCAGTATCTTCTATTTTTAAAAAAACTATAAATTTGGTAATTTCATTGACAAACGTATCTCCAACTATTTCAGCCAATTGAACTGTTCTTGTATCAGCTAAGGTTGCTGCTGTTAACTCTTTTTGAAATTTATTTTCAACCTCTAGCTCGGGAATATCACAAACAATACTACACTGGTTTACATTATATGTCTGTTTTTCAAAACAGATTTTTTTATCGACAAACTTATTATAGTGCTCTAAAATTGATATTACAACAGTGTTATCAGTTGTATTAAGTTCATCTTTTTCATCTTCATTTAAATAAAACTTAATATCTGGCGATAGGCACTCAATTCTAGTTTTTACAAAAATAAAAATTTTATCATAAATTGTTAATTTATTAATATCTACTTCTACATCTAGGCAATTTTCTTTTATAATATTATTAAAATTGGTATTAAATTCTAAGTTTAGAATAGCTCTATTGATAGTAGTTTTATAGAGGGTTTTAAGTTGCTCAGTAGTAAGTTGTTTAAAGTTTACTTCCTTTTTTAAGGAGGGTATATAGACAGAGTAGCTAAAGGTACTTTCAATATCTTTTAACATCTTTAAAATATCATCTGTATTAGCGCTCATTGAAAGTATTTATATAGTATAATTAAAATATCCATTATGGAGTAAATTCAGAACGAGAGGTTATCGGAGGCAAATCTGAAAAAGGTTCTGAAAAGTTTTCATTTTGTGGCGGTATATTATTATCCTGTTTAGAGTTTAGAGCTTTAAGTTTTTTAATATAAAGAAAATATTCACCAGGGGTACTCTCTTCAATATACTCAGGAGTGAAATGAGTATACTTACATAAAGTTAGAATATTATCATACAAAGACATTAACTGATCCCCAAACAATAACTTTATAATAAAAATTAAATTTTCAATATTAAAATTAAAAGATAAAGACTTACTTTTCAGGGGTGTTATATTTCCAAGTAAATTAATCTTGTTAAAAGTTTCAATAATTTCATACACCTTTTTAATTATTGTTGCTGTTAATTTAGCTGGTAATTCATTTAGTAGAAGTTGCTTAGTAGCAAAGTCTTTTTCATAAAAATTAATTGATACATCTTTACAAATTATACTATGAACAAAGTACGAATATAAGCTGTCTAGGTTTTTTTCGGTATTAAAGGTAATACAATCCCTTATGGAAGGTATTCTATATAAAATAGTGAAGTCGGCTACATTATCAGGAGCTAATATTTCTACAGTATTAATATCTAGTAGTAAGGTTATAAGCTTATTAATATTAATTTCTATTTTTGTATTTTTAGTATCAGTTAATTCAGCAAATATTGTATCACCTACACTTGTACATCTTATAGTGAATAGTAGAAGGAAGTACTCAATTATAGAAAGCTCTAATATTTTTGTTTTTGATAAATTAGTAACATTACAAAGTATATTATTGAAGTTATTAAAAACATTTAAAGGTTCAGGCGTCTCTCCAATTAAAGTCTTGTATATTACCTTTAGGTGTTTGACCTTTAACTCTTTATAGTCAATATTAATATTGCTAATAGAAGTTGTATTTATAAAATCTACACTCACTTATATAACTTATCTTTTTTAAAAAAATTAACAAGCTATCTAAGAATATTAACTCGAGGATCCTTCGTGCTTAAAGGTAAGGGTATATTGGCATTATTATTAATAGCAGCTAAATTGCCTGCACTAGACTCTACTGTGTAGTAGTGATATATAAATGTAGCCTCTCTATTAATAGCTGTGCTAACTTGAGTGTAATTATATTCTTCCCCTGTTACACTTATAGGACATACCCCGTAAAAGGTATACTTCATTAATACGAAGGGTGTTTCTGCAGGAGTAATAACACCGAGCTTATAAACAGAAATATTACACCGATAGTTTTTAGCTCCAGTGCGTGCAATTAAACCTAAATGAGCTGTAGCAACAACCCAAGGTCTAATAACATTATCCACAAAACTAACATTAGTTTCTAAAAATGAGATTTGTAAATTTTGAAACGGATCTCTGCCACCGCCAACAAAAGTTCTTATGTAACCTGATTGCATTAATCCTTCAGGGTTTGCAACATTAGATTCTCCGGGTATAGAAACTGCCTGCACAAATAGACAGCCTTTTGTTTCTTGGTAATCTTTAGTAAGGGTGGTGCTGATAGCAGCTTCTGTATCCCAGTTACGAGGTTCATAATTGCTTGCTAAACGAATAGCTGGAACAGGCAATACTTCATTAAAATCTCTTTCACTAGTTGAACCGTCTTGAAACGGTCCCTCAAAAACCAGTATCCATTGAGAGCCTTTAGGAAGGGCACTAGCTGGTTTACTTAGAAAGTTTTCTAAAAAAAACGATATTTGACTGCCTAGTTCTGGCTTGGCCATGGTGCAATATTACTTATTGCTTTAAACTATTTTAAAGGCCAAGAGGACCAACTGTTTCAGTAGTAGTAGGAACGGCTTGTGTTGTTGCTGTAGTAACTCTCCAGTACTGATAAGCTAATGTAGCAGGTACAGTTACAATTGAGCCAGCATCCCCTAAGTTATATGTTGAATCTGCAACAGATACTACATAAGCACCATATAGGGTGTATTGACGAATTGTTGAACCATTTTTACCGAGAAGGTTTAAAGTAATTACTGAAGAGTTTCTCGCAATGTTATAGTCTCCAGTTGAGGTACCATCATCAAAAGAGTTAAATGTAGCATTTTCTAATACTGCACGGATATTATAGTTTTGGTCACAACGGAATGTGACACTATAGCCTTCTGACCCTGGATATGATGCTGTACCGGGTACATTAAAATTTAGACCCATGAACGGGACCTGAACATTGTTTAATGAACGACCTGGTAGTGTTGCTGTTTCCAGATATACGAGCTGATCTTCATTGAAGTTTGTATTTGCTAACTGTACAACTCTAAATTGAAATTGACGTGCAAAATCGTTTTGTTGTACTACTCTGTAGAAATCTGAGATGTTTTGTGCCATATACTATTATTTATTAGATAAGTTCTTGAAAGTTTTGCCCAGTGCGTGTTGCAATAAAGTTAACTAAAATAAACTCTGCTGCTTTAACAGGCTTAATATAAACATCTACTGCAAGTTCGTTACGATCAATAACATCAGGGGTGTTATTTCTTTCGTCGCAGATAATTAGATAATCATATAAACCTTCTGTATTTTTAGCTAATTCAAATACAGGTGTGATAGTATTTTTAAGTCTTGTACGAGTAAACTCGGTATTTGACTCAAATACGAAATACTTTAATGATTTTTGTGTAGCACGCTCAAGAGTTAAGAATAGACGACGTACATTTACTCTATCAAATGCAGATGGTTTATTTTGTAATGTCTTTTGACCAAATACTACAAAGCCGTCTCTAGCAAAAGATACTATTGGATTAATTGAAATTGTGTATAAGAAGTCTCTTTGTTTTTGGTTAGGATTAAAACCTAAATCTACTATACTATTAATAGCTCCACGATTTAAACCTGCAGGTGCAATCCATGGTTGAGCTACATCATCTGTGCGAGAGTATATAGCAGCAACATAGCCCGAAGATGGCATCCACATAAATTTATCTGAAACATTATCATACTGTTTTACCCAGTTACCATATAGAGCAGCATAGTTTGAATTAACTGTACTGATAAGATTCTTAAGAGGGTTATAAATGTTTGCTGAAAATGTATTACCTCTAATTGATAATGTCTTGGTATCAGGACCTGTAACAAAAATTTGTCTTAATGGGTCTGCTATAAACATACAATCTTTACGAGTGTTTTGCACAAAGCCGTTGAAAGTGTTAAAAATTGTTTTCCAGCGCTGTACAACAGAAGAATTTTCGCTAGTTAGTTCAGTGGCTGATATAAAGACCGTATCATCAAAAGTCTGAGTACCAGAGGCTGTTGCAAATATTGTACTTAGACCGGCATCAGTTACAACATCAATATCAATTGTTTCTGTAGAATCAACTAATGATAAAGCTCTTTCTACTTTAAGATTAACACTGCCTATTTCTTTTGAAGTAGAGAACTCATATTCCGGCAGATAAACACCTACAGGGTATAGAGCTTTGTTGTTTGAATCAACTGCAACTGATGTACTCGGATCGTTTGATGTAAGACTCGACCAGTTAGTTTTGTCAGAAATATCAGGGTTGAGTAGAACCCGCAGATTAAGCGATGATGCATTAACCTTACTTTGTAATGAAAAGGATGTACCATCAACATCCTTTTTATCAGAATCAAGAGAACCTATGTAAGATTCTTGAAGAGTGAAGGTTAATAGCTGAGGCTCATAGATAGAATTACGAATCTTTAAGACTGTTAAAACGAGAGAATCTTTATAATAGCTATTATTAAAGTTAAAGCGAGGAACAAATTCAATGGTTTCAGAAATTGAGTTAGAACCGGCAGTTGCTAATGTTCCAGAAAGAGCAAAACCTACCCTGGTAGATGGAACTGTATAAAAGCCACCAGTGCCAGTTAGACCTTTAAATTGTGTAACAGCATCAAAATCTGTACTAGCACCAAAGCCTGTATTATCAGCTAAGTTGATATAATAACCTTCAAATTTTTCATTTTGAGTAGTTTGAGCATTATTAATAATAACGATACCAGCATTTAATACATCCCCTGTTGAAGTTGCTGAAAAACTAGGTGTAAGAGAAGTACTTAATAGACTGGTCCATGTGAAATTATTTTGAACCAATTTACTATACTGACTATCATTAAGAGGTATATGAGTTGGTTGACCAATAGAGAAGCTATTAGTGCCTGATGCTACTGGATATAAAAGAGCACTATACTGATTAGTAAACCCTGTGCCATTACCTGAACCATAAGGCATACGAGTAGTTAAAAGAGTAGCAGGGGAATTTAAAACTTCTTTAGCTGTATAGTAGAAGTACTTTTCAGCTGGTGTTGATGGTGCACCATAAACTTGCTCGAGCTCAGAAGCTGAAGTAATTAAAAGTACTTCATCAGTTGGACCCTGTTTAGCAAAACCTGGTACAAGCACGGTTGCACCGCCAGCTATTTGCTGATAGTTTGATAAATCTGTTTCCGTAATCTGTACACCTGGTGAATTAATTGAACGTGCCATAATCTTGTATTATTATTTATGCTTTTTATGGTATTTTTTTATGTAGGTATAATTACATCTAGTTTAGAGAATTGAAATTCTACAGAAGATTTTATAAATTCAGTATCATTATAGTCGTAATTAATACCACCTAAATTAGTAATAAAAGCATTATAGAATACAAATTCTATACTTTTTTGATTATATTCATTTAAACCTAAAATAGAAAAATTTGTTTGATACTCAGTAACTATGCCTGTTTCAGTCCTATCTTTCCAAGTTTCTAGTTTAGGGTCTGTGCCAGTGTAATAGCTAGAGTTAGGGTCATTTAAAATAGATAACCATTTCCATAGTACCCAGTAGTTATAAAAACTGTTATCTACTATAAAATTTACTGGCAAAGGGGGGTAATTCGGACGAGTATATGAAGAGACATTATATGACTGCCCTGCAAAGCGAACCTCATTGCTTGGAACCTGTATTGGGGGTACAACAGTTCCGAAGATACTAATTTGTAAGGGGTCTATTTTTAGTAAATTGTTTGAAAGAGTTTGTTTCCTTAAAACCTGAGGTAAATTTAAAACGAGTAAAAACTTATCCTTACCAGATCTATTAAGAACTGATTGCTGGGTTGGTTGTGGGGTCTCGCAAAGGTCGTTATCTGGCAT